TAAGATGGATGATGATGGTTGGTATATTTCTTTCTCACGTCCCTGTGAACGTAAGTTCAGAGGCAGAGTTGAAGGCATGGCTCCTCCTATGATTATTGATAGTGAAGGTAAGCCATTGGACAAGAGAGTTGGTAATGGCAGTGATGGTATTGTCAAGCTCGACGTCTACTCGCACAAGACTATGACTCCGGGACAGTTTAAGAAGGCAGCTAGATGGGAAGGACTCAGAGTAGACAATCTGATTGAGTTCAATCCAGACAGTGACTATCCTGAACACGAGAAAGAGAAACTTAAACCTTTGATCGAAGAAGAGCCTGAGGCTCTCTTCTAATAAGTTAGAGTGGTGGCTCCTTTAATGCAACCGAGCTATACGCTGATGTCAGCAGCGAGAGGTACGACCCCGAACATTCGTTGCTATTACGGGCAACGTCACAATCCTCTCCACTCTAATTCCTTTTGTTAACACATTTGGTAAATCCTCCCCGGACCTTCACACAGAGAAAGGAAACAATCTAAGTGTGAACTCTACTCAGGACAGAGAAATGTGGGACCACGTCCAAAGTGGTCGGAAACCCGTTTACGTGCGATGGAGGCTAAAACAGCACGGAAGTCCTAATCCCATCACACAGAGGTGGCTGCTAGATAACAGTAAAAACTTTCTGCCTACGGTGCCTGACTACTTCGGTGGGAAAAAGAACAGGCTCGGGCAAGACCTCGTGCAGATGGCAAGGGCACCAGTCTCATTAGCTGGCAGATAGCAAACAGACGTCGTCAGTCTGGTCGCGCCTATTGTGAATAGGTGTCAAGAGGCCCTGAAAGAATAGGAGTCCTCCTAAGACCATGATCCAGAAATGGAGTCTGATAAGGAGTTGATGCGGTATAGCCGAACTTTCCCGGTAAGGTGGAAGAAACCCTAAGACGGAAGTACACCAAGTCCGAAGAAAATACCTGACGCTTAATGAAACGTGATGGCGGAAGTGCGCGGAACTACTTCACATCACCACCGTTTTGACTACTGGTTCGATTCCAGTGTACCCTGAGGTAGGTGAGCAGGACGGAAATGTGAGGCGTGCATAAAGCTGAGCAAGTTGAGGTTCGATACCTCTAGAGCTTGGGTAGCAGATGGCTCAGTGATTAACCACGTAGTAGAGAGATAGTATCCGTTGGTAACGCGGACCGGGTGCAACTGGTCTAATGTGGAGTCGATACCCACTCTCGGGTCATGAAAGCCGGTAGGGAGTTAACATTCAATTCAGAGTGATGGGAGAAATACCCATTAGACTCATCAAGGGTTCTCAGCCCTCCTCCGATAAGACGAGACAAGCTCTGAAGCTTTGAGTCACTGTTCTGTACTCTCAGGACCTGTGTTCGGAGTAATGCCTACAGCCCGCACAGCCGTGGTGAGCGGTTCCTCTCTGGGAGGGTTTATGTGCACATGTGTGGACGAGCCACCGTAGGTCCCTTGCAAAGGCAAGGATTGGAACGATTGTTCATCGTAGTCCAATAGAGTTACATTCTCAGCAGAGCTGTTCCTTAGATCGGGTTTCTAGGGATGTAGGCACAGAGAATGGTGTGGGGACGTAAAGATCACCGGACCCATAGAGCAACGAACAGAGAAGGATAATCGCTAGCCCGTTTGAGATTAAGAGGCTCACGGCAGATGAAAAGGGAACTGGTTGTATCGAGTCCAATGGTTCGCCCAGAGTTGGTTGTGACATAACTGGCTTGATAGACAGATACACGATTTTCCGCAACTCTCGGTTCATACACACATCAACGCCGAACTAGTAGCGCCAGATTAGCGTGAACAACTTAGGGGAGAAGAGAAGCGTGATGAAAAACGAATTCAAGTCGGTAAGGCCGACACTATCTGAACAGCTCTTCCCGCAGCCTCCTTAATCTCCGTTGGGAGGCTTATTGGCAGTGGCTTGGTAAGACCTGCACTGCCTCTTAATTTATAAGCAAGAAAAGGAGTTACACAATGACTTGTTGTGCAATGCAAGCTCCTCCACCATACCCATGGTACCCTCCAGCAAGCCAAGTCCCGAAGATTTCTGATATCCAAGATTGGATTAGGAGTCTCAAGGACTTGGAGAAATCTCTGAGGGGTGAGGAAAAGAAAGACGAGAAGAAGCCGAAGGAACCTAAAGTCTCTGTCTTCGGTGTAGCAGCTCTGATGCTTCTTCTGTCTCCCATCACCGGTCCTGCGATGTACTATTTCATCCAGACAGGCTTCCATATGATTAAGGGTGGCTAATACCACCCCATTTGAAAATGAAAACAATACATACTTTAGTCAAAGACATTTACCAGATCGTAGGCACCAAAGATGGAACTCTCGGACCTGATATCATCAGAGAATTTAGCGGAGAAGTCTCTTCAAGACTTACAGAGCAGTTTGCAGAACGCAAAGAAAAGGCTCGCCTCCGTCTCTCGCAGATGGGACCTAAGTGTCCTAGAGCACTTTGGTATTCAATCCACAGACCAGAATCTGCAGAAAAGTTTCCTCCTTGGGCAATAATTAAGTTTAGTTATGGCCATATATTAGAAGCTCTAGCCATAGCTCTCGCTAAGGCAGCTGGCCATGAGGTCACGGGGGAGCAGGATGAACTGGATGTTGATGGGATCAAAGGTCACCGAGATTGCGTCATTGATGGCTGCATCGTTGATGTTAAGTCTTGTACTAGCCTCCAGTTTAAAAAGTTCGAAACTGGCTCGATTGCACAAGATGATAGTTTTGGCTATCTGGATCAACTGGACGGGTATTTGGTGGGCTCTGCTGCAGACAATTTGGTACGAGTAAAAGACAGAGCTTACCTTTTAGCCATTGATAAAACCCTAGGACATATGTGTCTATATGAACATGCATTACGTGAAGACTCAATTCGAGAACGCATTAAACACTACAGAGAAATCATTGCAAGAGATAGCCCTCCTGACTGCACATGTAGAACTGAAGACGAGGGAGAGTCAGGAAATGTTAGACTCGCTTTCCCGGCTACGTACAACAACTTTAAGTACGAGTGCTTCCCTCACCTTCGGACTTTCTTGTATGCAAGAGGTCCTGTCTATCTAACTAAGGTTGTGAAAAAACCACAGCCACATATTAGAGAGATTGACAAGGATGGTAATACCGTGTATAATTATAGGAATTAATTATGTTAGAAGGTTGGTATATTAGGGCTCGTAGGTTCATCTGTGAACAGAGAGCAAAAGAACTCAAAAGAGCTATAGCTCATTTTCCTAACTCAGAGAGACTTCAACTGAGAAAAGATGAGTTAGAGGACATTGAGAAAGAATTGAAAGAATTAGAAGATGCCCGCTAATCTAGGAATGATTGCATTCGGCAAGGTTAAGCAGCTAGAGAAAAAGCTAAAAGAAATAGAAATTAGACTTGAAGAAGCCGAGAAACAAATTCGAGACAAAGTTATACCAGTTCCTAAAGAAGAAGAAGATTAAGTTTGATTACGAATCTGAAAGGCTGGAATACACTATTCATGGGAAGTACATCCCTGACTTCATCATTCATTGCAGGGACGGTTCTAAGATATATGTTGAAGCGAAGGGGCATTTCAGACCAGAAGCTCTTCGAAAAATGGCAGCAGTCAAGGTTGCCCACCCAGACCTAGACATTAGATTTGTTTTTTATTCTCACAGTAAGAAGAATGCACGATGGTGCGAGAAACATGGGTTTCCCTACGCGATAGGGGATATCCCAGTAGAGTGGCTTGAGTGACTAAGAAATTATACAGATACCCAGAGACATCCCGAAGATGGTATCAAAAACATAAGAACGATTTGAAGACTAAACATATCTACACCAACTCTAAGTTAAAGAATAGATATGGAATTTCTTTAGAGGATTACAACACACTCTTCAAACTACAAGCCAGTCGTTGTAAGATTTGCAACAGACATCAAGATGAACTCAATCGTAAATTGCATGTAGACCACGACCACAAGACTCGTGAAGTAAGAGGTCTATTATGCAGAGATTGCAACAACGGTTTAGGCCACTTCAAAGATGAAGTTCTCAGATTAAGAGAAGCGATAAAATACTTAGGTGTGAAAATGAAAGTATATGATGAAATTGATCTTAAGAACCACGGTACCATAATGTATTGGGTTGGTATTGCCACAGGTTCAGCAACAGTTTTTCTACTTGAAGCATTGATTGGGTGGTTTCTACTTCACCGATGACCCTCTATTCCTCTCTACTAGAAACATACACTCTGGAAGAAATATTAGAGATTAACGATTTAACTCCGGAAGAATGTCTTGAATATTTAGTGGAGGGGAAGTTAATTCATATCCCTGAAGTTATTCCCTTAGAGTTTGAGTAATGAAGCACCCAAGTAACCGCAGAGAGCGGCTATTACAAAAGAAAAAGTTTGAGTTAAAGCATGAGCCTAAAACCAAAAGGCAAATCAATGAGCTTGAAGAAATCCAAGTGGGCTTCCAAGCCCAAGAGGGAGAAAGCCAACCCTTGGAGGGAAGTCAAGATATCTGAGGATATTTTGATATCTGCTCTAGAGTATGCTTTCAGAATGACCACAACAATCAAACCATCGGAGAGAATTGAGCGAGTGTTAGTAGGAGAACCTTACAACGGCATCTATCCCCTTTCAGTCGCAATCATAAATGGAAAGGAGGAAGAAGCTTAATTGGCGAAAGGGCATCACAACTATGCCAAAGAGAATAAGTGGGAAGATACTCCTGCTCAAGTCGCACGTCGTGTCGCACGTAACCGAGCGCGTAGGAAAGCTATGCAAGCGGGAAAGGTGCACAAAGGTGACGGAAAAGAGCTCGACCACGTCGGCTACCATCGCCGAGGTAGCCTTGATAACGTTCCTACTCGTGTTGTCTCAAGGCATGCGAATAGAATTCGGCAACCCAAACGAACCTAAAGGAAAGTAAAATGGAATATGAAACAGTCGCCAATCCCTCAACAGAAGCCCACGTTGCTGATGCAACTGCAAAGCTTACTGACGCGGAAGTCGACGCCATCCTTGCCACCCCTGAAGTCTTCTTCACTGAAGTCCCAGAAGTCAAGGAAGACGAAGCAGTCACCATCCACTAAGGTGGCTTTGTAATATCTAGCTGACCGCAGGGAAATAACTTCCTTCTGCAGGGGCTGATATGGTAGAGAGAGTAGTAATCAGGGAACCCTGATCAAACGCTCTCTCTTTTCTTTTATAGGAACTAAGTATATGCTTGCATATTACATCCTTGACTGTGATCATTACAGATGTTTTAATCACAGAGGACAAGAAGGCTGCCTTCCCAAGACTAATGAACAAGAAGCAATTGAATGGGTAGAAAAGTGGAATAGTAACTGTCTTCCCACCCCGCATTCAGATGAGTACATACGAGAAAAAGCAATGATCCCTATCGCGACTATTTCACCGACTACACAGACACTTTCACCTTGGGCTGTGAACACATTCGAATTTGCACCTTTACAACCAAAACAATGCACGTCTGATCAGGTGCCGTGCCAAAAAGGGAATAATCCCATGCGTTCGACTATCACCCCCACCTGTAGCACTGAAATCAATGTCTCGGTTCCTTCCGAGGAGAGCAAGCAGCGCGAGTACCTCCTGCAGCGTCTGCGGGATCTTACCTACTACTCGTGGCAGGACCCTATGTACCAGAAGATCAAGAAGATCTTCAACTACGGCGCTCCTGATGTGCCGGAGAATCCGGTTGATCTCTTGGAAGCCTTCAAGAATGGTGACTTCACTGTGGATCAGAAGAAGATCGACAAGGTGAAGGCAGCCATTGCAGCCCGGGAAGACAAAGACTCTGATGCGGATGACGACTTCTACTTCGATCGCTTCTACGGCATCACCTTCACCAAGCTCCCCATCTTCGATGAGAAGGGCTATCAGGCTGCTGTCGAAGCCTATGAGAAGGCTAAGCAGGATGTCAAGGACACCATCATGATCAGTCCCCCGGCTGATGGTCTGGCTGCCCTGAAGGCTCTGGAGGACTGGACTCCTCCGACTACTGCGAATTGAGTTTACTCTGTAGATTGTAGCCGCCCTGCAACCTACAGGTAAAGAGAAACCCCCTTGGCTTTCGGGCCTCGGGGGTTTTTTCTTGTTTTAATTGCCCTGTAGCTTATTAAGCTAGTAGGGTAGCTGGTAGTATAAAATAACGCACCAGTGAGCTTCTGTAGCCCTCCTAGGGGCTATCTATGACAGGTCCTTACTTAGCCTTAGGCATTAAGAGCTTGGCATCAGGTTCATGTTCATCGAAATATTTGATTAGACCTAAGACTCCATGATTCTTCAAATTGGTTGGACCCGGAGTGAATGTATCTTTGCCATCCTCTGTCCCCCAATGTCCTCCTTCTTCTCCGTCTCTGCCATGGTAGACAGATTCATCAGAGAAGGTAGGATGGTTAGGTTTCTTGAAATCGTCTCTTAAGTGCCCATTTTCTGAAGCAGTTAATCCTGCTTTAAACGCTCCTTGTAGGTCATAGTCCTGACCATTATCATTAGGAGCATTCTTAGCTTTCCAATCTTGGAAGGCTGAATGTTCAGAATCTGCGAGTTGAGTATCATATGAAACAGGAATACCCATCTCATTCATCTCGATCTTATCCATCTGCTGGTTTTGATCGAGTTGATCAGGAGTGATTACGTCGTTATCTCCAGTTTCTTTAGGAGTGACTATACCAGCTTCGTGATGGAAGTCTGATTCAAAGTAAGCTCCTAGTGATGTTCCTATTCCCATTTTAATTTCCACTCACAAGATGTTCGTTCACTGTACAGAACCTCCGAACTTCTTACCTTCCTTCAGAGCTCTGAGGAAATCATGAGCAGACATACCTTCAGGGATATCTTGAGTCTCTATGGATAGTATCTTAGAGTCTGAGAGGTTGCCTTTAATAACTCCTCTAGTCTGATAAGATTCTCCTGTTGGAGCAGGTTCTGTTCCACGAGTAGGATTCTTAATGAAAGATTCTACGGAGTTATCTTCTTCAGGAGCGAAGTTAGATCTGCTGTTGCCAGTGGGAGTTACTCCTCCGGGAGAAGAGAAGAGTTTCTTGGCTACTGAGTTAACGTCAGCTTCAGGAGCCTTAGCTTGGATTAGAGCCTTAGCCATGTTCTCAGTGATACCCGAGATATTATTACCTAGGACAGATTTATCTTTGTTATTGTAGATAGTCTGCATCAAGTTCAATAGATACTGATCGGTATCCTTAGCTCCAGATGGATCTCTAGCCTGAACATGAGCGATGTTAGCCAGACCTTTATTGAGGTAATCAAGCTTCTCTAGGACACCATTGATGTAGACCTTGTCAGGGTATTGAGCCCCAGTGACATAGGGATTATAGACGATAGGTTTATTGTTATTGTCTACTAGACCAAACTGTTTAGTTTCTGGACTGTATGAGAAGTGTACATTTAGATAAGGTTTATCTTGGATCTTAGCCATGTCCTGAATGGACTGAGCATACAGAGTCTTGAACTCAGTCTCCAAGGTTCCTTTGTACATGGCGTAGTTTTCAGGATGAGCCTTAGCATTTTCTCGAATAGCTTCAGTGAGTGCTGGAGCAGAGAGAATGTTGAATGCAGCAAATCTACCTTGGACTGGTTCTCCTGTATTAGGATCACGATAGTCCATCTTGAGTTCATTCAATCTGCCAATATTCTTGGGATTGAATGCCCAATTGATCATGTTGTCCTTAGCTGTCTGAGGCATTCTAGGATCAGTGAGTTTATCTACGACATGGAACATGTTGTCGTAGTAATTGCTGTCTGTATCAGCACCAACTTGTTTAGCGTGCTGAACATCATCCTTCATGGTACGTTGAATAGGATTGCCTCTAGCGTCAGTGTAGGGTTTGATAGCTCCTAACGTAGCTTCATTGAACATGTCTTTGTATTTAGTGTCTACGTCAGACTTAATCATACTCTTGATGAAATCTGGGAAGTATTGTTCACCCAAAATATCTCTGGCACCGAGAAGTTGCATGGATGCTGCATGAGTGTCTTTATTGACTAGGAAGCCATATTTAGCATCAGTCTTCATAGCTTCCAGCTGCTGAGCATGGAAGAAAGCAGGACCATCTTCTTTAGAGTTGACGAATTTCTGCATGGTGTACAGAGGAGCCATAGCAGCAGTCATCATTTTCTGAGCATTGTCTGAACCGACTACTGGGGCATAGTCATTTACAATCTTGCTCAGTCTACGTTCCATTAAAGAAACATATCCGTTGAACTGAAGTCTACGTTGACCTATATCAGTATCGGAGAGTTCAGGGTGTCTACCTGCAGCAACATCATCGAAGAAAGTCAATAGACCTTTGGCATCGGATACACCTGCCACATCTTTGATGGAAGACATACCAAGTTGGACCTCTGTGTTCAGAGATCTAGTTAAAGCCTGAGTCTGTCTGTCTATCAGATCTTTGTTCTTCCAGTCAGTAGCCTGTCTGTCTGCGGCATCAATCTTTTGTTGAGTCTGATGATTCTGCCAGTCACCTATATCTTGTAGAATACCTGTATCACCTTTATAACGAGGATCACCTGCACGTTTGTATTGCAGTTGAGCTGGCATACCGGGAACATCTAAGTTCTTCCACATGGCTGAAAGAACATCATCCTTCTGTTTAGACATCTGAACTAACTGTCGATTAATGTCTTGCAGCATATTCTGATAGTATGAATTAGCTACAGGCAATCCAGAAGCCTGAGAGACTCTCTGGTCGATGTATTCACGATAGCCGGGATACTGAGCTCTAAGTTGTTTGGCAACTGAGAGAGTATCTCTGGCATAGTCTGTG